ATCGGTAGCCGTTGTTACAGCCACTTCCAATCCATCATACAGCGTAAAAGTGATGGCGTTGCTGGAAGCTGCGGTGTTGCTCTTGATGCGATACTGATAGCCCTCGCCCGCATCGTCGGTGGTGTGCAGATACCCACCGGCATACTGATTCAGGGAGGCGCTGCCTACCGTGCCAGAGTCGGTGTAGGTTACAGCGGTAGCACCGGCAGAGGCGGCGGTGAGCTTGCCGTCACTCTCGATGATGGCCGTAGCCGACACATCCTGCGACACCAGCAAACCACGGCTGATAGAGCCAGCAGTATAGCAATAGCGGAAGCAGCGGCCATCGGCCAGTTCGAGCTTCTCGCCGATGTCATAGCGCGGCGTAGACGACTCATCATAGATGCCCTGGCCCTGCTTGCTGCCAAGGCCTTCGCCACCAATGCGATTGGTGCCGAAGTTAGAGTTGCGAAATGTTGACATTGTTCTCTCCTTCGCTCATGGGCGAGCTTAGAAGCCGCATTGGCTTGCGGCTCGGATTTTAGTCATTGACGTTGATGACAACACCCTGCCGACGACGGTTGTTGGTCGTCAGCTGAAGGCCTACGATGATAAAAGCGACCTTCGCCATTTGATTGGCAGGCTCGCGGAACGGGGTCTTCGCAAAGTTCATCCCGTTCTGCATCTTCAACTTCAAGTAGTTGGTGTTGAGGAAATAGATGCGGTTGGAGCCGCAATCCCGATCATACTGCACCGGAATACCACGATACGAAGGCAGTCGCCCATCTACGCCCGGCGAATCCTTGGAACTAAGGCGTTGATAGCCCGTGCCCTCGAATATCTCCTCATAGTCGGCGTAGATGCCGTTGGTGGTGAAGATATGGGTCGGCTGTTCATTGCCTTCCGACACCTCGTTCCACAAAGTACTCATACGGATCATGCCCTCGTAGAAATTCGTCCCGGTGATCGTCTTGAAGGACGTGTCGCTCGTCGCGTTCTCTGTTTTGTTCTGCCACCAGCTGTTGCCGCTGACAGTGATGCCACCCAGGGTCGTCGGCGACGACGACGGCGCATTGGCGATGATGTCCTGGAAGCCCAGCGGGCTCTTGCCGGTTTGTGCGGAGTAGAGCGATGCGTTGATCTGATCGCGCAGGGTGAGCATCGACTGCTGCGTCTTGGCTTCGAGCAGCTTCATCGCCGCATCCGTCTTCCGGTTCTCCATCTCTTCGATATGATTAATCGTGATGGGGCAACTGGCGTAACGGAACGGGTAGAAAGCCGCCGTGATACCATCGACAGCATCCGTATTCAGCACATCGTAGCCACTGAAGTACTCGGCAGAGTTACCCGAATAAAGAATATCTTCCTGGATCTCTTTGCCGCCATTTTCCATTTCCAGGGATCCGCTCGAACGAAAAGCCTCCAACGTCGGGTACGAGTCGAAGAAGTTGTCTGTCAACGTCTTGCGCTTCGCCCGCATGGTCAGCGTCCACGCAGCATCCCAGGTTTCAGTAGTGCTGGTACTAGCCACGGTTATTTCTCCTTGTTACATTTATTCAAATCCAAGGCCCTGTAACTTGGACAAGACCTCGTTGTCGGTTAATGCCGATCCGTCGTCGGAGGCGTTGACCGATGTGTTGGCCCGCACTGCATTTTTAGCGCCCTTGCGCGTCTGCTTGTTGGCATCGCGCAGGGCATTAGCATTGCTGGCTGTAACACCGGCCACCTTCTCATAGGCTTCTTTTACGGTGTAGGGCTTGCCCGTGTTGGGGTTGAGATGAGGCCCGTTGCTGTCATTGGACATGAGACGAAGCATCTCAGGGGTCCACTTGGGATTTCTCACATCCTCCCCGTGGGCTTCTACCGCATCGGCCACCGCCGTGTTCGTGCGGTCCACGGCCTGCTGCCGAATATGGGTGTTTATGCTGGGCAAAGACGCCTCGCTTTTCTGGACGCGCTGTAACAAGTTGTTATAGCGGCCTTCCAGTTCGGCGAATTTCTGCTGTGTGCGCTGCTCTACATAGAAGTCCATAAAGTCCATCGCCTTATTTTCTTCTTCGGTAGACTGCGCCCGCAGCTGTGTAACCGCATCCATCTCCTGCTGCGGCGCGGCTACGGCCTGCACGCGATCCGCCCATTCGCTCTGCATCCTGCGTAACTCGACCTCCCGAGACTCTTGCGAGCGCCTCTGGTCGGCCAAGTCCTGCATTTTGCGCGTATAGTCGGCCTGTTGGTTTTTCACCGCCTTCAAGACGGGCTGGTACTGATCCGGCACCGTAGACGGGTCCACGCGGGACCAATCCACCGTATCCGGGTTGAACGCCTCGGCATTGCTCGACTCAGAGTGTCCACTTCCATCCGCAGAGGATCCAGCCGGAGTATCTTCGGGGAAAAGCTCTACGGCAGTGCTGTCCGCAGTCTCTCCCGAGGATTCCGCTGAAGTGTTCTCATTGGGCGAAATGGAGTCCAAATCCAGAATAGCTTCGGACATGGTTTACTCCTCCAGTTGGCGTTGGGCGGCGGCGACGGCCTCGGCGGGGGTTCCGCCATACGACCATTCCGGCCCTTCGGCCTTGGGTGTAGTGATTTCCGACGCTATGTGGCAGCGCGATCCTCCCACGGGGTCGGCAGACTCGATGACCTTGTATTTCTTTAACAGGGTCTGCTTATGACTGTAGCTCTCCACCACGCATCCGAAGCCGTCGTGCCACTTGCCGTACATGCCCGAATGGCGCTGATGAAGGAAGTTGCTCCGCGTAAACCGCATCGTAGCCACGCCGTCGCACTGGGTGCAGTCTATTTGCCGCTGCACCTCACGATGACTGTCAAAGACCACATCCTCATGGAAGTGGCCGCAGTTAGTGCATTCAAAGTCATGGAATATCATTTAATTTTGCCCCGGGGCCCGTTGCAGCTGCTGGGCCATCTCCTGCGCGTTGGAGCGCACCATAGAGATGATATTGCCCTCCTCGCCGCCCCTCTCGCGCACCTCTGCCGAGGGCGGACCCCCGCCACCGCCCTGCGGGGCACCCTGGGCCTTCTGTGCCAGGGCCTGCTGATGTTGCTGCATATGCTGCTGTGCCAGTTGTAACACCTGCTGTTGCTGTTGCGGTAACAACTGCTGCATCTCCGGCAGCGTCTGTATCTGGGCGTGTATCTTCATATGCACCTGATGGTCCTCCTCGGGCGTCACGTTGGGGTTGGACCCTTGGAGGAGGTAGGCCACGTTCTCCATGCTCGCCAGCTTGGCGGCATCGGCATCGTTGCGCCCGAGGTATTTCTCGGGGTCGCTCACCTTGAAGGCTTTGAGCAGGCCCTTGATCGCCTCCATGCGGTTTATCTCGGGCAGCTGTATGGTATAGTTGAACAGGGCCAGGGCATCCTCGCGCTCCAGCTGCTCGGTGATCGGCGAAGTGCTGCCCGCGACGACATCCACCTTGAAGCGCACCCGCAGCATGTCGATGCTCACCGCCTCGTATACGGGGTCCGCCTCGTTCTGGGCCACGTTGATCAGGAACTCCTCGGGGGTGTAGCGGGCATCGGCCATCATGCGGAGGGTGTTATGGACAGTAACCTTGTAACAATCTGCCACCCGCATCTGCATCCACTCGCGGTTGAGCTGGCCGAAGCTGGCAATGAGGGAGGCTTCGGTGGCGGTGCGCTTGGGGCCGCCGCCCATCGCCATCTGCGAGACATTGAGGGCCTGCTCCTCGTAGGAGCGGGCGTCGTTCTCTATGCCCAGCTGATCCGGGGGCGGGTTGCCGAAGTCGAGGGCTTTAAAGGAGGACTGCGGGTCTTCGACCCAGATGATGTCGCCATCGCGTCCCTGCTCCAGGGTCTCACCGATGTCGGCATTGGCATCCCGCTCTCTGCGAGACCCTAAGACAGTGCGCGAGAAGCGTTTAAGGAGGTCGGCGCGGCGCGAGACGCTCTCGACAATGAGCTTCTGCGTGTCTTCGGCATACGCCATCGGCGGCTTGCCATAGAACGACTCGGGCGTCTGGTCGAACCGCAACGCATAGTAGGGGAAGCCGCCCTGGGTGAGGTAGCCCCCCTCGGGCTCGAACTCGCCCGTCATCATCGGCTCGCCCGTGAAGGGGTCGGGAGCGGTGACGGGCCGCATCGCCAGCATAGGATGGTCGATCTCTTCTATGGGCTCGCGCACCGTCTCGGCGAAGGTTATGCGCTTCTTATGCATGCGGTCATGGATCTCATAGAGGACGGTCATCTGGCCTTGCGCCTTGGCCTCCGTGACCGCCTCGCTCTCCTCGCTGCCGCCGCTGCTCTCGGCATCGTAGAGGAGGGTGTCGGCGCTGCTCTCCTCATCCACGGCCTGTATCTGCCGCCGGTTTTCAAAGCGGGGGTCGTCGCGGACATATTCGAGGGGCACCATCATCTTCTCGATGATATAACGAGCATGGGAGAGCCGGTGGGGCGGCGTCAGCGGGTCTATGAAGACATTGAAGGGGTTGACGCGATGCACATAGGGGAAGTCGTCGGAGAGGGCATCATTGATGGTGTAGGGCGCTACGATGTCGTCGTCGCCGGGCGGGTTATAACCGAACTTGAGCCACCCCACATCACAAAACAGCGCGTCGAAGATGACCTGCTGCACCTCTGTCTTGGTATCCATCTGCTCCAGCGCCGCATTGGCGATGCGCTCCAGGATGTCGGAGGCGAACTCGCGGTTGGGCTCTTCGACATGGAAGAAGACATGGGGATAGTTGTAGCTTATGCTGGCGATGATCTGCCGCGAGAGGGGATAGAAGCGCGAGATGCGGATGGTCTTATCCTTGGGGAGGCCCGCCACCTCGAACTCCATCTCATAGGCCTTGAGGAGCCTGCGCCAGAGCTTATGCCGCCCGCGCATCCACCCCTTGGTGTTTTCGATGGCTCCGCGCCAGAAATCAATGTCCCGTTTTTTCATGCGCTACCTGGGCTAAATGCGCTGCGCTGGGAGGGAGGCCTTACTTGGTTCCCTTGCCCTTTTTCATCAGGTCAGCCTTCGGCCCTACGGGCTTGACGCGCTTGGCCCCCTTGGGCTTGCTGCGGGAAGGCTTGGGGGTGCCGTTGAATGATGCCATGTGATCCGTCCTCATTATGCCCACGGGAAAAAGTGGCCCGTAGGTCGTGGTGCTGTTCATGCCGTATCGTAGCGGCCTTTCTGGCGACGGCTGGTCGCCAGCGTGTCCAGCGCCTGCTGGGCGGTGCCCTCATAAGCCACGTCGGGCGGGGCGGCATACGGCTTGTAACAATGCATCATCGCATACCGCCATTCATCCGCCGCATGATCTTCGGCGTGGGTGTCGAGGTCTTCGGGGTTGCGCGGCGAGCGCGGCAGCGTCGGCACCGTGCGGCAGAGGGCGTCGTTCCAGCCCGCGAAGCAATAAAACCTTTCGTTGATGAGGGCGTCGTTACAGACCCTCCACCCATTTATACGATCATTATTGGCTCTTGTCAACCATAACCCCTTCTCTCCGAACACATCAGCGGGGCTGCGGTTCATGGCCTCACTGAGCCGCCGCTTGACAAAAATACTCGGGTCGGCATAGATAGCCTGGGGGCTCCGCCCCCCGGTGAAGGGGCATCCTTCGATGGCGGCGGTGATCGCCTCGGCATGCTGCGAGGCGGAGGCATTGCCCCGGTAATACTCCGTAACACGATAGACGTTATCGTCGTGATCGACGGTATACAGCCCAAACGAGCTGGGCGCGGCCTCGCCATAATCGAGCGCCCCGAAGAGGGGCCAGTGATCCGGGATATTGAAGGAGGGCACCTGCACCTTGTCGCCGTGCCAGTTGGCGAAAAAGGCCCCGACCATCGCATCCCAGTCGCCCGCCAGCCACGCCTGCACCAGCTGCTCGTCGCCCACCGCCTTCAACCGATCAATATAACCCGGATCGCTTTGTAACAATACCTTATTATCTGTAACAAGACTGCGGATATACATCCGCGTCATCTTATCGGACCCCGTGATCAGGTGGCCCTCCTCGCCCGCATCGACAAAGTAACGCTTGACCTCATTATGGCCGGGGCCGCCGGGGTTGCCCGTCACCCGGATCCGCTTCACCGGCACATCGTGCGCCGAGCGCAGGCAGGCCTTGAGGCGATGGTAGGCCTTGAGGTTGGGCCAGGAGCCCATCTCATCCCACCCGATCCACGTATACTGGTGCCCCTGGTAATGATCGGCATCCAGCTCGGTCTCTATATGCCGCAGCTTGAGCGTCGCCCCCCCCGGAAAATGCCAGGTATGGGAGCCCACCTTGTAGTCGGCCTCGGGGAACATCTCCAGATAAATAGCCCGGCTGCGGTCCACGATCTCGTCCAGCTCGGGGTAGGTGCGGCGGAACAAGACCCCCCGCCAATGCTCCCCATATTGCTGAATATCGGCGGCGAAGTCGCCCAGGAGGAGGTCCGTCTTGCCGCCCCCGCGTGCCCCCCCAAAAAAGATTTCATCGACAAAAGAGGCCCGGATCGCCTTCTCCTGGGGCCCCGCCTGGGGCTGCCAGTTCATGCCGACACCTCGAACTCGGCCTCCACCGCCGGGGCCTCGGGCAGGGCCGCCTGCATCTGCTCATTCTGGATCAGCCACTCCGCATAGCTTTGAGCGCGCGGCGGCATGTTGGGCCCCAGCACCTCCACCGTATGCTCGATCTGTATGCGGTCATCCCCCACCTCCTGCCGGATCTGCTCCAAGACCTTCAGCCGCAAGGAGACGCGCGGCTCCGGGATATGCTCGAACATCGCCGACAAGACCTTGACCCGCTCCTTGCGGTCCGCGAGCTTGATGTCCGAAAAATCCTGCTGGTAGATCCGCAGCTGCTTCTGATACTCCGCCTGGAAGTCGTCGTCCGCCCGCCAGTAGTTCACCGCCTGCTTCGTCACCCCCAGCTGCTGAGCGATCTGCGCGGTGAGGCGGCTCTTGGAGAAGCGGTCCAAAATCATCATATGGATCGCCTCCTGATGCTTGGCCTTGATCTTCACCTCAATAACTCCATACCGTCGGCCTGGGACCATGATACTCGACATTGCCCAGGTCATCCAAATGCAGGAACCGCCCGTGAGC